CCCAGCTGGCGGCAGCTCAGAAGGCACAGCAGGAAGCGGCTCAGAAAGCGGCGGACCAGCGGGCTCAACAGGCGGCGGACCAACGGGCTCAACTGGCGGCAGCCAAGAAGTCTCAACAGGAAGCAGCTGCGCGGGCCCAGCAGGCACAGCAGGCGGCGGACCAGCGGGCTCAACAGGCGGCGGACCAGCGGGCTCAACAGGCGGCGGACCAGCGGGCTCAACAGGCGGCGGACCAGCGGGAAGCAGATGAGCGGGCAGCGAGGATAGCCGCAGTAGCGGCCCCTGCCGTTACGTCCGCCTCTCGTCCCCAGGCCCGCCCTTCAGATTTAGACACCAGTCCAGAGCGATCGGCAGCTGGAGCGGCTCAACTGGCGGCAGCCCCGGAGCAAGAGCCTTCGGGTTTTCTCGGAGGATATGATTCCGTGGGCGATATGATCGACGGCGGCGGCCCGATGGCGGAAGGTGACACGTTTGGCGGACTTCTTGGTGGGGTATCGAACTCTTTAGGAGCCACGCCCTACGGATCGGGGCTCGAGCCTACAGGTATTGCGGAGCAAGTTTCGAGTCCTATGGGCCGAGCCGCTATTGGTGCTTTGGCTGGTGGACTTCCTGGCGCGGTTATGGGCTACGCTGCTGCTACACGCGCAGATAAGGGACGTGCTGATCGAGATCCAGATAAAGGCTTGTTGGGTTTTCAATTCGGCGGCGACCAAGACCCCGAGACTCAGACTACCGAGACCCCCCGTGATGAACCTATGTACGGGATGGGTGACGAGAGTCCAACGGGAACAGTTGATCAGATTGTTGCAGAAGAAGAAGTCGATGTCGATCCATGCCCTGAAGGGTACATACTGGACGCCGAGACCAACACTTGCGTGATTGATCCGTTCCAGATCCCGTTCGCTGACGCTCCTGCACCTGGTTCCGACGGTTTTGTCACCCTGCCTCCTGCGCAGCCGCAGCTGTCTGCGTACACCCAAGCCAACCCTATGGCTGGATTACCATCATTGTCCCCTGTACAAGGGTCTAGTTTCTCTGTACCAACACCTACAGTGCAACAAATTACAATGGGGCAACAAGGCCTCGCGTCTTTGTCCCCTAGAATGGGCTGATGAACCTACAGGCTTTACCTGAAGAGGCGTTAAAAGAGATCTTAGCCTTGACCGAGGCTAAGAAGCGGCTCGAGTTGCGAGCACTTGCGTCTGAAAAGTTCCTTCCGTTTGCTCACCACGTCTATGAAAACTTCATCGAGGGTCAGCACCACCGCGTCTTTGCTGAAAAACTTGAGCTGGTTGCGCAAGGTAAGATCAAGCGATTGATTATCAACATGCCTCCTCGGCACTCGAAGTCAGAATTTGCAAGTTACTTGATGCCTGCTTGGTTTCTAGGTAGAAATCCGAAGTTGAAGATCATTCAGGCCACGCACAACACCGAGTTGGCGGTGCGATTTGGCCGCAAGGTTCGTGATTTGATCGATGATCCCGCGTACCAAGAGATATTTCCTGAGACGAACCTCAAGGAAGACAACAAGGGCGCTGGTAAATGGGGCACCACAGCTGGTGCGGAATACTTTGCGGCGGGTGTTGGCGCGGCGATCACGGGTCGTGGCGCGGATTTGCTCATTATTGACGACCCGCACTCGGAGCAGGACGCGTTAAGCGAGACGGCGTTTGACAATGCCTACGAATGGTACACTTCTGGCCCTCGTCAGCGTCTCCAGCCGGGCGGAACGATCATTTTGGTCATGACCCGTTGGGGTAAAAAGGACTTGACAGGGCGTTTGCTTGCCGCGCAGGGCCAAGACATCATGTCTGACAAGTGGGAAGTCGTGGAGTTCCCTGCTATTTTGCCATCTGGCAAGCCCTTATGGCCGGAGTTCTGGGAAAAAGACGCTTTGCTGTCGATCAAGGCGTCATTGCCTGTTGGTAAGTGGAACGCGCAGTGGCAGCAGACGCCTACTTCCTCTGAATCCGCGATTATCAAGCGGGAGTGGTGGCTCGACTGGGACAAGGACAAGATTCCTCCGATAAGCTACATCATTCAGTCCTACGACACGGCCTTCTCGAAGAAACAAACGGCCGATTACTCTGCGATCACGACTTGGGGGATCTTTAAGCCCAAGGAGGGCGGCCCAGACCACGTTGTTCTGTTGGACGCGAGGCGCGGTCGGTGGAGTTTCCCCGAGCTGAAAGAGGTCGCCTATGAGGAGCACGAATACTGGGAGCCGGACATGGTTCTGGTGGAGGCGAAGGCCACTGGTACGCCCCTGATTGACGAGTTGCGGCTCCGCGGCATTCCCGCACTGGGCTTTTCGCCTGGCAAAGGAACGGATAAGGTCAGTCGTATGCACATGGTTGCTCCATTGTTCGAAGCTGGTATGGTGTGGGCACCGATGCACGAGAAGTTTGCGGATGAGGTCATTGAGGAAGTAGTTTCATTTCCTAATGGCGAAAACGATGACTTCTGTGATAGTATGACTTTAGCACTCATGCGCTTTAGACAGGGAGGATTTATCTCTCTGCAAGGCGAAGAGGAAGAAGAACTTGAATGGAGGCCCCGTCACCGGGAGTATTATTGATGGCATTACCACCAAACATGATCGCATCGGGGCTGGACCTCGACGACACTGCAGGACTTCCTGAACTAGAGATTGACGTTCCTTCCCCTGAGACGTTCGAGGGTGGCGCTGAAGTCATCGATGACGGTGAGGGTGGCGCAATTGTTCAAGCCATAAGCATGGCGGAAGAGATGGATCAGTCTGAACTCATCCCCTTTGAAGCCAACTTGGCTGACTTCTTGGATGATTCTACTTTGGGCGAGCTTTCCTCTGAGCTTCGTGGCCTGTATGAGGATGATCTTCAGTCACGATCAGAGTGGGAAACGGCGTACGTCAACGGTTTGGACCTGCTGGGCCTAAAGACTGAGGAGCGCACGAAGCCTTTTGCAGGCGCATGTGGCGTCACGCACCCGCTTATTGCGGAGAGTGTAACCCAGTTCCAAGCACAAGCGTACAAAGAACTTCTTCCAGCGGGCGGCCCTGTTCGCACCTCGGTCCTCGGACTAAAGAGCAAAGAGATTGACGCGCAGGCTACCCGTGTCAAGGACTTCATGAACTATCAGATTACAGAAGTGATGGAGGAATACGATCCGGACATGGATCAGATGTTGTTCTATTTACCGCTGTCAGGTTCTACGTTCAAGAAAGTGTATTTCGATCCGACGAAGCAGCGAGCGGTGTCCAAGTTTATTCCTGCGCAGGACTTGGTTGTTCCTTATTCTGCCAGTGATTTGCAGACGGCAAGCCGTGTTACGCATGTTTTGCGCATGGATATGAACGACGTTGCCAAAATGCAGTACGCAGGCTTTTACCGCGATATAGACTTGAGCGCGTCTGATGACAGCGAAGACGATCCTGTTCGCCAGAAGGTCAACGAGATCGAGGGCTTGTCTAAGAGCTACAGCGACGATGTTCTGACTATCTTGGAGTTTCATGCTTTACTGGACATCGAGGGTTTTGAGGACATAGATCCGAGCACCGACGAGCCGACAGGGATTAACCTGCCGTACATTGTTACGATTGACGAGTCGTCTGGCCAGGTTTTGGCTATACGGCGCAATTACGACGAGACGGACATTCTGAAGCGCAAGCGGCAGTTTTTCGTACACTACAAGTTTATGCCTGGTTTGGGGTTCTACGGTTTTGGTTTGATCCACATGATTGGTGGCCTTGGTCGTGCGGCAACAAGTCTGCTGCGCCAGCTCATCGATGCGGGCACTCTATCCAACCTGCCCGCTGGGTTTAAGGCCCGTGGAGTGCGTGTACGCAACTCTGATGAGCCACTACAGCCAGGAGAGTTTAGGGACATTGACGCGCCGGGTGGCAGCATCCGAGACGCAGTAATTCCTCTGCCGTACAAAGAGCCGTCATCCGCCCTTGCATCAATGCTTGGTGGGCTGGTCAACGACGGCCGTAGGTTCGTTTCTCTGGCAGACCAGCAGACGTCCGAGATGGGCAGCGATGCTCCTGTGGGCACGACTGTTGCGTTGTTGGAGCGTGGCATGAAGGTCATGTCTGCGATCCACAAAAGAATGCACTACGCGCAGAAGACAGAATTTCGTCTGCTTGCGCGTATCTTCGGTGAAAACTTGCCATCTATGTATCCCTACGAGGTGGCTGGTGCTTCGGCACAGGTTAAAGGCGAAGACTTTGATGATCGGGTGGATGTCCTCCCCGTCTCTGACCCGAACATCTTCTCGATGTCGCAGCGTGTTACACTGGCACAAACTCAGCTCCAACTGGCCCAGTCTAACCCGCAGATGCATAACCTGCACGCAGCGTATCGTCGGATGTACCAAGCATTAGAGGTGCAAAACATTGACGAGATCCTGCCTCCAGAGCCTCAACCAGAGCCGCAGGACCCTGCCACAGAGAACGCAGCGATAATCGGGGGCCAGCCTCCCAAAGCGTTCCCACAGCAGGACCATGACGCCCACATTCAGGCGCACGTATCGTTGCTTGAGCTGAGTGTTTTGCAACAGACCCCGCCCGTTCTAGCGGCGTTGTTCAGCCACGTTCTGGAGCACGTCCACATGAAAGCGCGGACCATGGTTCAGCAAGAGATTGAGCAGCAGCAGATGCAGCAACAACAGCAGATGCAGCAGGGCATGGCTCAGATGCAAGCCTTGGCTCAAACAGGGGCTATTCGACCAGAGATTGCTCAACAGCAGATGCAGCAGATGCAGATGCAGGGCCAACAGCAGGCTCAGATACCTCCTGACCAGATCGAGGCCCGTGTTGCGCAGGTTGAGAACGAGTTGCTTGTCGAAGTCATGCCTATGCTGACGTACAAGGGCGCTGGAGAAGAGCAGGATCCGTTGGTTACGATCCGCATGCAGGAGCTCGCCATCAAGAAGATGGAGGCGGAGCAGAAGTCTCAGATGGACCAAGCTAAATTGCAGCTTGACCAGATGAAGATGCAGCAGTCCGCTGTCACGGACTCTTCCCGACTGGAGCTGCAGGAGCAGATTGCCGACGAGCGGAGTGATGTGAACAGAGAGCGTATAGACATGCAGCGCCAAGCGATGGAGCAGCGAAATGCTTCCCGAAACAGTTAGGTTAAGGCCTAGTTGCCCTGATTGGGGAAAGATTGTAGTGTGCCGCCTAGCAACGGCTCACGTTTGACACTTATGGTCTAGGAGAAATAGAATGCCTGATAAGAACCCGCCAAAAACATCATTGCGTCCTAAAGCGCGACCAAAAAAGAGTATGCGCCCTGATGATGAGGGTAGCACCCGCCATCCGAGCGGCAACAACATCTATGAGGATCAAAACACTCAAGACACTCAGAAGTTTATGATGGGTGGAATGGCCAAGCAGGGCTACATGGACGGCGGCGATGTCCGTCGCGGCGATGTCCGTGACAACCCGAAGCGCGGAAAGTGCTACTGATGACCACGATCATGATCAGCATCATGCCAGAGGGCATCCCCGTCGATAAGATGGACGGGGGTGACGATGGGTCTAGTTGCCCGATTGCAACATATGACGAAGAGGTCAACGACGTCAACAAAATGTATGCGCAGGATGAGGCTGACTATCGCGACGTTGAAGAAGATACCAGCAGCGATCGGTGCGGCAACTGCGCTGCGTACAACCAAACGGAAGACATGCTGGCCTGTCTCGATGATGACTCGGGTGGACGCGGCTACTGCCAGATCTACAAATTTGTATGCTCTACCGACTACGTTTGCGACGAGTGGATCAAGGGCGGCCCTATTACAGGAGACGCCGAAGGATCAGAAAGAGACTTTCTTTAATGGAGGGTGTTGATCTTGCACGATACATGTATAAGCTACTACAGGAGCGCGAACAAGAAATTGCAAGTGCTCTGGGAATGGACGCTGCCAAAGACTGGGAGCACTACAAACTCATGGTAGGTGAGATACGGGGCCTTGCCTACGCCCGTGAGGAGCTTAAAGCCCTGCTGGAGAACCACGCTGATGACGTCGAAGACCTTATTTCTTCCTGATCATGTAGCGCAGAGAATGAACAAGGACCGATCTGCTGATACTTCAGCGGAATCGTCTCCCATTAACAGCGCATATGTCAACGCCGCGGATCGAGTTTTAGATCCCGCACTTTTAGATCAATCCCTGATGGACCGACTGCCTCAACCAACTGGTTGGAGACTGCTGGTCATGCCCTACCAAGGCGCGACGAAAACGCAGGGGGGTCTGCACATCCCTGACGAAGTCCGAACACGAGAGGCGGTAGCCACTGTTGTGGCTTACGTGTTGCGACTGGGGCCTTTGGCTTACAAAGACCCTGGCAAGTTCGGTTCTGACGCAGAGCCGTGGTGCAAACAGGGTCAGTGGGTCTGCATAGGCCGATACTCAGGTTCTCGTTTTAAGATTGACGGCGGGGAGGTTCGCATCATTAACGATGACGAAGTTATCGCTACGATCTTGGAACCAGACGACATTAAAACCGTTTAGGGGAAAGCTATGACACAAGAACAAGACGAGGTCCTCAACGAAGAGGACACAGGTGTAGAGGTTGAGATCGACGCACCAGAGGAGCAGGAGTCCGCTGTGACCGAAAAGGTTGCTGTGGAGGAAGGCCCTGGAGAGGATGAGCTTGAGAGCTACAGCCAAAAGGTTCAGGGCCGTATCAAGAAGCTGACGGAGAAATACCGCAAAGAAGAGCGGGATCGCGAAGAAGCGGTCAGCATGTCTCAGAAACTTCTGGCGGAGAACAACAAGCTGAAAAGCCAAGTCAAGAACTTGGACAAAGGCTATGTTAGCTCCGAAGAGTCCCGCCTTAAAAGCGAGGTGGCCTCGGTCAAGCAGAAATACCGCGAGGCCTACGAGTCTGGCGATAGCGACGGTATGTTTTCGGCACAAGAGCAGCTGTCTCAGATGACGCTCATGCAAGAGCGTGTTCGCGAAGCTCGTCAACGCCTTACTGTGCAAGAGCAGGAATCTGCACCACAGGCACAGCCGACACCCGCGCCTGCCCCACAGAAGCAAGCAGCGCCGGACCCTCGTGCCCAGCAATGGGCTGACAAGAACACTTGGTTTGGTTCGGACGAAGTCATGACTTATGCTTCGTTTGGCATCCACCGGAAACTTGTCGAAGAAGAAGGGTTTGACCCCACGAGCGATGACTACTATAGTGAGGTTGACAAACGTATGCGCACAGAATTTCCACAGAAATTCGCGGGTATGAAGAAATCGAGTGGAGCACAGGTCGCACCTGCTGGCGCTTCAGCTACTCGCAGCATGGCAAAGTCAGGGCGCAGGTCGGTGAAGTTATCACCTTCACAAATTGCGATGGCGAAACGTTTAAGTGTACCGCTTGAAGAATATGCAAAATACGTGAAGGATTGAGAACATGACTGATAGAAAAGCTCGCGAAAGCGAAACACGCGAAACAGAAACGCGCCGTAAACCATGG